TTTCCATTTCTCGTAGTATGTTAAGATATTTAGAATCCATTAGCTTTCTTCGTTAACAAATTCTTCTGATATCGTAACATCATCTATTCCAAAATCTTCACCTGGTTTATATTTAAGTATATATGCTTCACAAATTTGAGTATATATCTCATCTTTAAGACCGTCGAGTTCATCTAATTTCTTTTCAAAATCTTTTGATAAAAATTTAACTTCAGAACCATCTGGTCTAGTAAATGTATACCATGCACCTGCTGTAGCCACTAACTTAAATTGCTTCATAATGTTAAGCCATCCACCGTAATTATCAATACCTGATTCGAAATAGATATCATAATCAACAGTTTTTAATGGCGGTCCCATTCTGTTTTTAACCACTTGGCATCTAGTCTTGATTCCGATAGCCTGATCGACTCCATCTTTCTTAACTTTGATTTGACCAACTGATTTTAATCGTAACCGTACCGAGGCATGGAATGGAATAGCTTTACCACCAGAGGTAGTATAAGGATCGCCAAATGCTACTCCCAATCTAGTTCTTAGTTGATTTGTAAATATCAAACAAATCTTTTCACGACCTATCATGTTAGTAAGTTTTCGCATACCTTTTGATAATATGATGGCTTTACTAGTTGCATAACCATCTTTATCAAATTCTTTTGCCATTTCAATTTTTGTAGAAGCTCCCATTACAGAATCTACTACAATTGTAACTAAACGATCTTTATTAGATTCTCGAATTTTTACAACTATACTTTCAATTGCCTCAAAAATATCTTCAATAGTTTCTAATGGAACATATAACATCTTTTCAAGATCAAGTCCAATTGCTTCTAGAAACTCTCTACTAATTGCATTTTCAGTATCTATATAAACCGCTAATCCGCCTTCTTTCTGACAATTTGCCAATGCATGAGCCGCTAATAGCGATTTACCAGATGCTTCTAATCCTGTAATTTCTGATATTCTTCCTACTGGAAAGCCACCTTCTTTACGATTTGAAATTGCAAGATCAAGCATTGATGATCCGCTACCTACCCAGCCACGCACTTCGCTAGGAGCCTTTGTATCACCGTCCAAGAAAAATGCAGTTTGATATCCTGTATTTTTAAATTTCTTATTAAGACTATCAGCTAATTCTACGGCCAGGGAATCCGCTAACTCACTTTTTGTTTTTGACTTTGCCATTTATAACCTTTTAGTCGTTGAATAACTCATCAAATGCAGCAGATACATCATCTACCTTATTGACACCAGCTGGAGCCGGTTCTGGAGCTTTCTCCTGAGTTGTAACTGTTTCTGTTGATGTATCTGCATCTGGATTCAAATATGTTTCCAATGCAGCTTTAAGATCATCATATGATGGTTCTTTAAATATAACTGCTAAATCTGGCTGCTCTTTAGCAACACGCTCTGCAACATTGCGATCTTCTGTCATAGCTGTTACATTAGGCTTAACACGAATTGATGTTTTAGGATATTGACCTGCTCCTTCTGCTGGAGTAAACTCAACTACTATATCACGACCACCAGTTACATCGGTAATATCACCATAATCCGGGTCTGTAATGAACCCTAATAGCTCTTGATATACAGTTTTACCAAAGCCCCACATTTTAACGCCTTCAGACTCTTTACCTCTTACAATTACTGGAACATATGTTCTCATTTTAGGTTCCATTTGCTTGCCTAACTTCCATTCATCTGAATTACCAGATGCTTTAAGTTTTTCGCAAAATTCTACTACAGGATCTGGCTTACCATGAGTCACTGGAGATAGATAATTTTTCTTACCTAAATTGTAATGAAAATAAAGTTCTTGGAATGGATTATCTCTATCATGCTGATAAGGAACAATTCTTACTACTTGTTTACCAGGTTCTGGTTTCCATAAATTGTCTCGGCGAGCGCCTGTCGTTTGTAATTGATTAAGTTTTGCCTTAATCGCGTCTAAATTAATTGCCATTTTTTTCCTTTTTAATTATTAATGGTTATTTATTATTTGTTAATATAAGAAACTTATTTCATTCTACCAAAGGTTTTCTAAAAAAAGTTTAAATTTATTTGTTATTTGTTAAGCTATTGTCCATTGTATAGTACCATCTACAACATTTACTGCGGAGACGCGCCATGGTATTTGAAAATTTTCTAAAAATTTATTTGCATTGACCACTGTCGTTTTCATAACAAATGTTTCAGCTAATCCATATGGATACCCGAACCATAAGTCCCAATTTTCCAATGCTTGAGATTCTGTGATAATATCACCGGTATTAAATGATTTAAAATCTGCTGAATATACATCTGCCATAACTTGCTCTCTTTATTTAATATAAATATAATGAATATTTTTTAATTATCCTAATTATAAATCAATTCTTTTAAATAAATTTAAATGTATATGTCGCACATCATTTCCATCATTTAACATCAACGAATTTTCATATACTGGCCAATTAATAATAAACTTTTTATCTAATACACCGTTATTTGTTTTTCTAATAATTGCATTTAATGCATTTACCGTGTATAATGTGTTAGTTTCTTTTTTTCTATGTATCATTATGGTATTTGGTGTTTTACCATAATCATCCGGTTCAACGTTATAAGTTACGTATAAATCTGCTCTGCTATTTGCATCTTCAAACACAAACAATCTCTTTTCTGAGATAATGTATGACTTTGACACATAATCTGCTACCAACTCCAAATCTCTTTTATGTGCAAATGTGCATAATAGTTGTGTTTTCAATATATCCCTTTATCCTAATTTTAATTTTACACTTGGATTAGTATTATCCCAAAAGAAACTACCTTCTGTTTTTTGAGACCCTAATCGTATAGTACCAGCTTCCACCACAGGATCAATATCTTCTAATTTAACCAATGCAAACCGTAAATCATTACTTTTTCCTTTACGGAAATTATGAAATAAAATTTGACTAGTTTTTATTTTATACATATATGATTCCAAATTAATCTTAACCATTTGTTTCATTACCTGATTAACATTTTTAAAATCTGATGCATCGTTAAAATATTTCTGAGCAACTTCTATATTTTCAAAGAATATAGCACCGACGCCTTTTTGAATTTTTTGTAAAAATTCCATGCGATCCGCGCCTTTATCTTCAACTAACAATTCATACGCATCTCTGATTGCAATTGCTATATTATTATGATCTGTATCGTTAATATATTCGTTATATTCATCGTCTGTGATTATACCTTTGGCTGCGGCATTATCTAACATGAATCCTAGGAATGTAGATTCTAACTTTCGTTTACCCCGAGACTGTTGTCCCAATCGGGCATCTTTTCCTTTCACTTCTAATGTCTTACCATCAAATGCCAAATCACCACCGCCGGTGTAATTTGTAACGTTACGAAATAATAATGCTAATGCTATTTCACCAGGACCAGTTGCATTCCCACCTCTGTCCGCACCAGGTTGCATTGTCATCATTTGTAATAACGTTTCTTTAGGTAACCCAGATTGCTCTAGGGTACCTCGACCATCATCTGAAATAACTAAATCTTTAGGTGCTTGAAAATAATTTAACACATCATTTACATTTGGTAATGATGCAATTGTATTAAATAAAATACGTACGGATTTTTCTCCTAATTGGTAAGCATCACCTACTATATCTTTTGATGCAAAATATTTTAATAATTTGCCTTTAAATGCTGAGCGTATAATTACAGCTTGTATATCAGATAAATCTTCTTGATCTAATTGATCTTTTACATCTTTTAACAAATTCATTATTTCTGGTAGTTGAATGGTTTCATTAATCATATCTCTATGAGTTTCTTTCCATTCATGAAGAGTCTCTATAGAATGTTCTTCTATAGTTTTTAAATTTTTAGTAAACATAGCACCGTTCATTCCATTCTCTGCCAGAACTTCATGTAATACATCCATCTCTTTTTGTGAATAAGGTGGATTAGTATATCCACTAGGAAGTCGGTAAAACCATTCGCGAATAATATCTTGTTGATTCATAAACACTTTCTTTTAAATAAATATTAAACAATTTTAGAAGTCATGTCTTTCATGTCATGGTAATTTACGCCAGCTTTAATTTTAACCGGATATTTACCTGCTTGTGACATTGAATTTTTTATTTTTATCATTAATTCTTTACCATCACGTAAATCAAAGTCAAATAACAATGAATCATATGTATATAATATTAATTTTGTATTATATTCTGATATCAATGCGTTCACATCATTTATTACATGTAAGTTATTTTCGGTTTCTGAAGCTTGTAATAAGTAATTAAACAATTTATTAGGATTCATATCATGTAAATGATCGGCATATAAAGGTCGTTTAAAGTATGGAGTAAGTACATGGCCATTCTTTTTAAATTGAGACCATAACACCTTTATAAATTCTTTAACTTTACCAAAAAATGGTATTGTTTCAAAGTCTTTATCTATACCTCCATATAATAACCGGAATGTGATTTTTTTAGAATCTTCATATTCTGATTCAGATAATTCATCTTTTCCAAAATATTGTTTACCAAAATATTCATGGATAGAACCTTCTGGTAAATTGTATCCTATAATATCTGCTATTAAGCGTGGGTGATATGCATCAAAGTCCATTTCCAATAACATACCTTTCTCCCAACGGCTTACAAATGATTCTCGGCAACCATCTTCTTTATTCAATGCCGCATAATTTACACCTCCAAATTTATTGGATGGCCGGCCAGTAGTTGTATACATATTATACTCTGAATATGCTTTATGATTATGGATGCCATTTGATTTAAACTTTTCTAAAAATTTTATATAATTAACTTGTAACCCAGAATTTTCTATCGCATATAAATTATCCGTAATCATTTGTTCATATGCTTCAAATTTATCTGTCTTTTCAAATGTTGCATATGATTCCATAAATTTTACACGCATTGCAATACATCGATCTATATGACATGTTATTGGTAACCAATCGTATATATTTGTTTCATTATGCCACCAACGATTCCATACATCATGAGCTGGTGTATTTGTTTCGTTTAATGGTAACATTCGATGAGTTTGCCACCATGCAACCATATCAGCATCATAACATTTATTAGCATTGAAATGAGCGAACCGTTTCTTAGCTAAGACATATATATCATGACTACTAGTAAGGTCCTGTAAACGTTCGGTATCGAGGTTTATACAGTCCATATGACGGAAAGGTAACATATAATCAATATCATCTGCAATTGAATATATGTATATAAAACTAATACGATTATTTATATAATGCTGGAATGGATCCGAGTATATTGGTATCCAGAATGATGCTCCATTTTCAAGCGATATTAATACTCGTTGTAACTCTATTTCATCTTCGATTATCTGCATGTATAGCAATATAAGAA